TATGAAAAACTGGGTTTTGCTAGGCCTGTCGTGCTGGACGAGAATGGCGCATGGGAAGCAGTACTTGAAAATGCATATGACATCATCGTAACGGGAGAGATTAATGGCGCAGATACTTTGGAATTCAAACTGCCATGGAATGATAGTAAACGTGTATATTTAGATAATGAAAAACAGGTTCAGGTTGCATATGACATTTATCGCATAAGGACACTGACAGATGAAAAAGGAGCAGATGGAACAGGGATTCTGACCACCGTATATGCGGAAGCAGCATTTTATGATTTAACCTTTTCAGATGAAAAACAGCCGCGAGAGTTTAATGCCGATTTACCCTCTGTTCCAATGAGTTATGCGTTGGAAGGCACAGGATGGTCTCTTGGTGTAGTTGATGTCACTACCAAACGGACATGGCAATGCCAAGAGAAGAATGCATTGGCCATACTCAGAATGACGCAACAGATTCACGGTGGAGACTTAGTATTTGATAGTCGAAACCGTCTTGTAAATTTACTTACATTTAGTGGTAGAGATAGTGGTGCATTATTTGCCTATAAGAAAAACCTTACAGGTATCAAGAGAGTTGTTGATACCCGCTCTCTGGTGACAAGGCTATATGCCCATGGTAAAGATGGCATGACCTTTGCCACGATCAATAGTGGCAAGGAATATGTAGAAAACTATGAATATTGCAATGAGGTGCGGGTTTCAACACTCGATCTTTCGAATTTCACAAATCCTTATCAAATGCTTGAGTTTACGAATATGCGACTCGCAGAATTTTCAAAGCCCCGTGTTTCCTATGTGCTATCAGCGATGGATTTGTCTGTGCTGACAGGTTATGAGCATGAAAGGTGGTCACTTGGCGACATTGTGACGGTGGATGATAGAGATTTGAATCTTACTATCAAAACAAGGGTTGTTCGCAGACAATACAATCTTCAGGAACCATGGAAAACTGTACTTGAATTATCATCAAAACTTCGTGAACTTGGGGATACGTCTTCTAGCATTCTCGCTGATCAGCTCGGCCAAAGCAACCTCATTGGGCAGGAAATTAAAGATATGGTGCCGTTTAACCATCTGCGTAATAGTAGAGCAGACGATGGCTTTGCTTATTGGCAGAATTCAGGTTTTGAGGTGGACACTGAAAAAGGTGTGACAGGTACAGCTTCATTTAAAGCGGTAGGTTCTGCAACCTCTACAAAAAGTATGGCTCAAACAGTATACCCTGCATCCCGCCGTAACTACACCATATCAGCACAAATAGGATCAGAAAATCTCCAAAAAGGTATAGATGGACAAGTGGGTATCGAGGTAGTATTTGAGTTTGAAGATGGAACTACTGAAACGAGATTTATTGACCTGTTTTAAGAAAGGATGGTGATTGATTTGGCTGTATTTCAACAAATTGCTCGTGATGCAACACCTAAAGGGTATGGGAAGCTTCACTCTATCACCATTCGGTTGGTAGTTTCAAACTGCACGGGAGAAGTATATTTCACTGACATTATGCTGCAGGCAGGTTCTATAGCCACTGGCTGGGTCGGTCATGTATGCGAAATCAAGTGGACGAACGACGGGTAGGTGATGGCTATGCAGGAAAGTAATTTTATACGTTTTGCGGAAGTCATAAAAGTAAAATCAGAAAAGCATATAGTTAGTATTACTGTGCGTCCCATTATTACCAACTGTACGGGTTCGATTTATTTCACCGACCTACAACTTCAGGAGGGTGACAAGCTGACAGGATACACGCTACACACGGAAACGTTCCTAAAGCATTCGCCTAATCCGGTACGTTTCCACAATGGTGTAGTCCGTAGTGGAGACACAATCATTATTTTTAACCTCGGAGAAACTTCAAGCGGGCTAGATTGTTATATCTACCCCCTGCAAGCTATGGAAGCTGGCAGTATTCAGCTTTCACAGGGGATGGGTTCACATAAGGTAAAATTTGATTCAGAGGCTTACCCAGGTGATGAATTTGCGCTTAAGGCTTCAACAAGAGAGTGTTTGAGAAACGGCTATCCCACACCGAAACATGGATACTTTCAATACACAGCCGCTACCGACAGTAAGCACCAAGTAAAGCTACAAGACAGAAAATCTGCTAGGGTATATTTCGAATACAAAGAAATGCTGAAAGGGGATCTACGTCCATGAAAGATTATATTAAGGGTAAACGCTGTATGGTATGGTCCTTCATGGGCAATGCTCGGATGTATCAGGCTTTGAACGATTACGGTGACCGTTTAGATACTGTTGGTATTTTCACTTTTGAGGTAGACATCACAGGCACGATAACGGAAACAGGTACTAGCGTTTCTTCCCTTACTCCATATCGTACAAAGTGGCCACATATCAAATGGTTACTTACCATTATGAATCATGGGACAGAGAGCATATTTACGGCTCTGAGAAATAACGAAGGTGGTGCAAAGTCGAAATTCCTCTCAGAAATAGTGCGTATTATGAACAAATACCCTTGGTGTGCAGGTGTAGATATCGATTTAGAGCGCGGTGGCGGATTTGAGAACCGTGCTGCCGCAAATGCTCTATTCGCTGATATATACTCGACTGTTAAAAACTATGATTCATCAAAACTGGTCAATATCTGCTTACCTGGAATGACGGGTGTGCAAGGATCAGTTGGTGGAGAAAATTGGTGTGTTTATGCCGACCTTAACGATTATTGTGATACGGCAGCAATCATGAGTTATGGCATGGCATGGGCAGGTTCAGCTCCAGGCCCAGTATCACCAAGGAGCTGGCTTGAAGGTATCTACAATTATGCTATTACAGCTATGTCACCACAAAAAGTATATATGGGTTTACCTGGTTACGGTTGGAATTGGCAGATTTACGACTATCCATCCAACCTAGGTAAGACTTATCGCGGTACATCGAACACTTACTATGCAGCTAAGAACTGGATGACTGGGGTGTATAACTTTACAAATGATCAGCCTCCACAACCATTTATCCCAATCATTGCCTACTGGGATGATCACGATAAAGTACCATGGGCGCTGCCACATGTCTACGATTATATGGAAGGCTGGGACGCAGTATCACGAGAAGCTCCTATTATTGCTGAAACATATAATCGGCGAAAATATCTTACTTGTTATGGGAAAACACAAAAGTCGGAGTTTGGAACTATATATGTTAACCGAGATGGTGAACCAGACAGCTACACAGATGGTGTTGTGGTTGGTAATGGAATGATCACTCTTTCGTCAAGTGAAGGTAAAGCGGAGTACAACTTTACAATTGACAAATCAGGTACTTATGATGTAGTTGTACAGCTTTGCTTTCCGTTCTGGGATAAGAATGGTATCACAATTGCAATTGACGGTACAGTGGTTAGCTACTCAGAGAATCGTCTGTGGTGGCCATACTGGAGGAAAACTTTCTGGGCAGAACTTGCCACTAATGTAAATCTCCTAGCAGGAACACATAGCATCACGATTGAAGGTGGTGTAGTTGGTACTCAATTTTATGGTTTCCGGGTTTGTTCTAATTTTAGTGAATTTCCTTCTGCTGGAGAGGCAACCTTCAGTTTATCTCCACGAAGCTTCAAAGACGTAAATGGTAACATGGCTGTTCCCGACAAAGGGTTTAAGCTTACTACAGAGGTTTTGCGCCGTAAGCCGGATTCAGCGTTAGCTTGGTATGAAGACTTTAGAGATCCCGTCATCCTGCCAGAAAGCTACTGGCAGACGTTATCGGGGAGTTGGAGTGTATGGCAAAATCCTGATGACAATGGCAATCGCCCGTATTCTCAGCTTGAAGGAAGTGGTCAGCTTGCCTGGAAATACGACAGCTTTAGTGATGTGCATATTCGTGCTAGAATTGCCTTTCCTATGAGCGGTAGCGGAAGAGCAGGAGTGTTTTGTGGGAATGTGTTTTGTTGTATCAACATTGATGCCCAACAAGTGGAGCTTTACCAAGGCTCTACATTACTTGGTAGTTATCCGGCAAGTTACTATAAGACTTCAGATGCTGACATCCGCACCAATCCGAATATGTATCTCATTGAAATGAGGAAACGTGGAAATAAGGTGCGTGTCTACTCTGGGAATTCCAACACACTTCGTTTTACTGCAAACATCTCAAATACGGGTGGCTATTGTGGTATTCAGTCCGATGGGCAAATAAAATGTGAACTTCTCCGCTTGGGAGATGCATGGACTTATGAACCTTACGAAGCCTTTGATGTCACCATGCCAGACGGATCACTAATGCAGTATGGCAGAATTGCTAGGAATGGTGTAACTTGGGATAGTAAGTTTCATGTATTTACTCTTACAGCTGATGTAGAGGAAGCCTCCACCAGAAGTGAGGATATTTCCATGGATTATGACTTTTATCATAGTAATCTCTTGCAGATACCATGCAATGCAGATTATACAGCGAAGGTTATACCAAAGGACATAAACGTCTGGATATCTCGGCTGTTTCTCGGTGATGCAGATGGCTTTTCAATTTTGTACTATCAAGATGTGGATTCGCTGGTCTACTGGTCAAACGAAGCGGCTTATCGTTGGGACCTACGGGGTATTGCTATCTGGTCATTGGGACAGGAAGATATGCGTCTATGGGAAGATTTACCAAAACAAATATAGAGGAAAAATAAACTATACAAGTATACGCTTGCCTATTTCGGTTGGCGTTTTTTTGTGTAATCAGAATGATAGGAGGTTAAGATAATGAAGGAAATTTGGAACTGGATTCAAGTGACATTTGCTGCTGTTGGTGGTTGGCTCGGATATTTTCTCGGAGGATGGGACGGATTTTTATATGCTTTACTTACTTTTGTTGTGATTGATTACATCACAGGTTTGATGTGTGCTGTGCTTGATAAGAAACTATCCAGCGAGGTAGGCTTTCGCGGCATATTTAAGAAAGTACTCATCTTTTCATTGGTAGCAATCGGTCACATTATTGATAAAAACGTTATTGGAGATGGCTTTGTTATACGAACAGCGGTCATCTTTTTTTATCTTTCAAATGAAGGCATATCTATACTTGAAAATGCTGTTCATGTTGGTCTGCCTGTACCACAGAAACTCAAGGATATATTAGAGCAGCTTCACAACAGAAGTGAAAAGGAGGACTATAAATGAATCTACGTAAACTAATACTTACGAATAATGCCTGCTACAAAGCAGGTAAAACAATAAAACCGAAGGGTATAATGGTTCATTCAACAGGGGCTAACAACCCATGGTTGAAGAGATATGTTGGTCCAGATGACGGTTTGCTCGGAAAGAACCAATACAATAATCATTGGAATCAGGATAAACCCGGAGGTCGTCAAGTTTGTGTCCATGCTTTTATTGGTAAGTTAGCAGATGGCTCCATTGCCACATACCAAACATTGCCTTGGAATCATCGTGGTTGGCATGCTGGAGGGGATGCGAATAATACCCATATAGGTTTTGAAATTTGCGAGGACGGTCTAACCGATGCCTCGTATTTTTCTGCTGTTTATAAGGAAGCAGTAGAGCTTTGTGTACATCTTTGCAAACTCTATGGACTAAGTGAGAAGGATATCATCTGTCATAGTGAAGGCTATAAGCAAGGTATAGCCAGTAACCATGCGGATGTTATGCACTGGTTTCCTAAGCATGGCAAGACCATGGATACCTTTAGAGCAGATGTTAAGAAACTTCTAAGCGAAGAAGAAAAATCAGCAGAACCAGCGAAAAAGAAATACTATCGTGTACAAATAGGTGCATACACTGTCAAAGCAAATGCTGAGGTACAGCTTGCAAAAGCTAAAAAGGCGGGATTTACGGATGCATTTATTAAGTATGATTAATCAAGGGGAGCGAGTTAATAAGCAATTATGCTTTAGCTTTACAGAGTTTCCCTAAAAATATTAACTATTAGATGTATATAGCCTGTAGGGGTTATTCCCTTGCAGGCTCTTTTTTTATGCTCTGATTTTATTTTATTTTTACAAATCCTCAACTTCGACCTGTTCCCGCGGCTATTAGGTAGGAGGTGATTCTACATGAATCAGCATGAGGATAAAAAAGTTATGAAGATCTCAGATGGGGTTATAGACGAAAGCATCGAATTAAAGAAAATGTCACAGGAGCAGCTACAGCGTGAGTTTGATTATATTCAAGCAGAGAAATTACTTAGAAAGATGCTCCAAAAAGGTTTAATAACGGAAGCAGAATTCAACAAGATAGAGGCACTTAATCGCCAATCTTTCTCTCCTTTTTTAGCAGAGATAATGCCCTGAATTCGTTGATATATAAGGGTTTCAGAGGTAATATGTGACCTACCAAGAAGGAGGTGAGGCGATGAAAAAGATAACGAAAATAGAAGGAAATAAGGTTGCATCGATTATCAAACCTAAACTACGAGTGGCCGCATACTGTCGTGTTTCTACGGGTAGTGATGAACAGTTAGTAAGTCTACAAGCACAAAAATCCCATTATGAGACTTACATAAAGGCAAACCCAGAATGGGAGTATGTTGGCTTGTATTATGATGAGGGAATTAGTGGCACTAAAAAAGAAAACCGAACGGAACTTCTCAGGATGCTGTCAGATTGTGAAAACAAGAAGATCGACTTAATTATTACAAAGTCCATTAGTAGGTTTGCAAGAAACACTACGGATTGTTTGGAGATGGTTCGTAAACTGTTGGACCTTGGGATTTATATCTACTTTGAGAAAGAGAATATCAATACCCAATCAATGGAAAGTGAACTGATGCTTTCTATATTAAGTGGGCTTGCAGAAAGTGAGTCAATCTCCATTTCAGAAAATACTAAATGGGCAATTCAAAGACGATTTCAAAACGGAACATTTAAAATTTCCTACCCACCCTATGGCTATCAAAACATTGACGGTCGCATGATAGTAAATCCTAAGCAGGCTGAAATTGTGAAGTATATTTTTGCAGAAGTATTATCAGGCAAAGGTACACAGAAAATTGCAGATGATCTTAATCGAAAGGGTATCCCTTCAAAAAGAGGTGGTCGTTGGACAGCTACTACCATTCGTGGAATCTTGACCAATGAAAAATATACTGGCGATGTTATTTTGCAAAAGA